CCCTAGTATCTCTCTGCAGGACTTGCGTCCTGAATGTCCCCATTAAAACGGGGACGCCCACCTCGGCTTGATGTCGACGGCACGAGGGCGTCCAGCACGCTCTAAGTGCTTCCGGTCGGCAGCAGGCTCACTGCCGCGCTTAAGGAAGAACTTAAGCAAGGCTCCAGACCCAGAGAGAGGATCCCTCGGGATTCTGGACGACACTACATACCCCTTGACTAAGGGGGCATGCAAATGTCGGTCCATTTTCTGAGTCTCATAACCCAGAAAGGAGGATCTACCCAGCACAGGAGAAGTATCGGAGACATATGGAAAATACGGAAGTATTTCCTCTATCTTCCGATCAAGCCACTTCGTAGCTCCCCAGCAACCAGCGTAATATAGTTGGTTACGAAGGGATACTAACGAGATGACCTCCTGGGCGTGCTTCAGTTGTGTAGGGAATAACCTCCGGACCTTGACTATACTAACGTCATGGCCTGAGTAATACTCCTTACCACAAGACTCTCTGAATCTTCCGATCCAGAAAGACTTGTCAAGACCCACTTTCGCTCCAAAGAGCTCAAGTGAGTCGACAACTGAATGCACATAATCTACGGGAATAATGATATCATCCCCGTAGATACGCACCGACCCGATAAACTCCGAAAGGAGCGAACGGGTCAAATGGGTGTTGAGCTGTCGCTCAATCCCTACGAAGCAACAGGTCAAAAAGACCATAGCCTCAATGGGGAAGCAGACAGCGGAACCCATAGACGCGAACTTGGCCAAGGGTATTACCCCATGACCAGGTACGTCGGCCCGCATGGATCGTGACGCATCGATCGCCCTCTGCAAATGAGGATGATCGTTTGTCATATCCGCTACGAGCCGATAGGAGACACGATCGGAAGCATCGCTAAGGTCTAGCGTTGCAAGGTTCCCTGAAAGGGAGCCCTCTCGAGCCATTCTCTGATTAGGAGTCTGGTCCGAGAAACCGAGAAAGGATCGGAGGTAGTCATCTCCTTCGATCTTGTTCAGGATAGCCTCCATGAGTCCCTGCTGTGCGTATTGCATAGCAGTGGGCTCGATGGCGATTATCCTAGGTGTCTTCTGTGTCTTAGGAACAGGAATTACCTTGACAGGTAACTCCTCTCCGGGTTCCAGGATGTGGACATCGTCGAATTCGTCGTAGTATGACTCAGACGGGAATAGAAAACTCCCGAATGGGAAAACTTCGTCGAGCCGACTGGTCCAAGTTCGCTGCTGGAACTTCTTGTTACCAAGAAGTTTATCAGCAGTAGAACCGGGGCCATGTTTAGGAACGATTCTTCCGTAGTAGACATCACTGTCAACTTTGGAAAAAATCGAACTAAACAGAACACGAGACACTCTATGAAAGTCATCCATATCGGAGCTTTCAATTGAGATAGCGTGTTTCGCCACATCCTTGTCACACTCGACATATCCAGACATGGCCTTCTCGATACGCTCTTCCGAGCAATCGATTAGGATCTTGCTGAACATCAACGTAAGTTGACGAACTGCAAGGATTGCATCCACGTCGGGATCATCGAGCAACACACCACTATTGCGATCAAAAATCAGATCGAGGAAACCCCCAAGAAAACAGGGGAGACCTGCTCTCCACGAAAAACCGTGGAAAGAGTTGCGATCCACTATCCCAAGGTTAAGGGCTTTTTGAAAGTCCTTTCCAAAGGAAGGTAGAGAAATTGTCAGAAATGACAATCCCTCGCATTTTGATCGTGCCAGGACTGTTTTATAGTCCTTGGTGGCGCTAGTGCGACATCTGGTCGCGTAGTCATTTGCGACCATTTTCCAGAGCGCAGTCAGGCTTTTCAAAACTGCCTCCTTTCAGAGGTTAGTTTTCCTTAGCCATGACTGTTTGCGGCTTACCTGTCCCCTAGAATGTTTTCTAGGATAAGGTAAAACACATCTGGGTCACTGATTGCATGTATGATAATGGCAACAAGAAAGATTGCCACAAACATGCACCTAACCACCAGTCTATTGTGCATGGTAAATGCACTTAGTGAAGGTGGTGCAGGATACGCTGCAACATGTCCACAATGTGGGCAAGTTGGCCAAGTATCGCATTCACATGCGCTACTGGCTCCTGATGAACAGGATATGCGGGAAGGAGTTTCACTATCATGTGTTATCTCCTCCCGAGCTAACTCTCAGAACCAAGAAGTTTGGTAATGAGAACGCTCGATCCAGCCTGAAGCGCTTCGATGAAACCATCGTATAGCGCTTTCAGATCGGCATTCGTAAATCCAGCAAGTGGCTCGTCAAAAACGAGATAAATACTCGTACTGACTTCCACATTTTGAGCTGGAATAAACGGATCTGCAGTGACCTTAGAGAGGTCGACCCGGATCACGCGTCGGATACGCTTACCATTACTGGTAGCGGCCGACAGCTTGATTAGACCGTCAGAACTCTCGTAGACACTTTCGAACTTCCCCGTAGAAACACGAGGCAAGCTCGTAGTGACTCCGGAGATTTTGATGGACTGTGGGTCGGCAAACGCCATGACACGCTCACTTTCAGAGTGCCGAATGGCACCCTTATTGGTGTTTTGCAGTGTGACAACTGCTTACAGCAAAAGGGTTATACCTAATGCCGCAGCTATGGCAATCTGGGTAGGTGACAAATCCTCCCCAGTAAGGCCAAAACCGAAGGGGCTTGCCTGTTCTCTAAATTTCGCGGTATAACACAGCGAAATAGGAGAAACAGCTGATACAGGAACCGGGGTCCCGTAAAGGGATCCGACACCGGTATAACTGATGCCGGAGTTCCCGATCATCGTATAGGTAACACGTTTGGAAACTTCTTCCATCATGTACCCATACGGCAAGGCGAGGCCGTAGATTGCAACGTTCTCTAGGTTTTGAATGACCTGTTGAGCGTTGGTAAACCAATCAACGGCCCAGCTAAATGGAGTGAGCTCCCACAAAGTGGAAGGAGTAATGGTAGTGCCGAAAAGTTGATCGGCATCAGAGCCAGCCTTAAGCATACCAGCCCAAGAGTCATTTTGGTCTGGAATGTGATAAGTGAAGGCTCCTGAAAACCAAATTGCTCGCGTAGTTTCCGTTCTACGCCTCACAACACCTTTGTTACCATTGGCGTTAAATCCCGCAATAGTGCTGTTACTATTAGCAATAGCACTTGGGAGATAATCGTCTTCGGTAACAGTTCGTTCCTTAGGGAAGCGGAATT